CGCTCGGGCAGTTCATCCAGGAGCGCCCCGAGGCGGCCTATCAGACGTTCATTGCCACGCTCGTGGGTGTGGGTGTGCAGACCACCACGATCAAGGGCATCAACAAGATCGTCGAGAAGGCCACCGACACCAGCCTCAAGTTCGACCAGGACTTGCTCGAGAGCCAGATGCAACTGGCCGCCGCCTCGATGCTGCGCACGCGCAGCCCCGAGCAGTTCCGCGCCCACGTCCAGAACGTGGTCGACGCCAACGCAAACGCCAAGCAAGAGATCTATGTCGACGCCGAGGTGCTGAACCAGCTGCCGCAGGAGCTCCTGGCCCAGCTGCCCGAGTCGGTGCGCGAGGCCCTGCCCGCAGCGCTTGAGACCAACAGCACCGTGGCCATCCCGATGGCCGACGTGCTCACCGTCGCACCCGGTACCGAGCTCGAGCAGATCCTGAACGACAACGCCCGCATGCGCCCGAACTCCGCTTCACGGGTGGAGGCACAGCTCACCGAGCAATACCTGCAGCAAGAGGCCGACCGCGTGCTGCAGCAAGCTGCAGACACGAGCGCCTGGCAGCAAAGCAGCGAGGCGGTCAAGACCACGATCCTGGACCAGCTGAACAGCACCGGGCGGTTCACATCCGACGTGAACGAGGCTTACGCCACGCTGCAGGCGAACTTCTTTTCGACCATGGCCGCCCGCACCGGGCTGACACCGCAAGAGCTCTACGACCGCTACAGCCTCAAGGTGGCAGCGAAGCAGGCGGGGCAGGGCGGTGTGCTGAACGACGAGTTTGACCAAGCCGGCCAACTGGTCACAGACACGCCGAACTTCAAAAACTTCTTTGGCAGCAGCAAGGTGGTGGACGCCGAGGGCAAACCGCTGCGCATGTTCCACGCCACGAACAAGAGCTTCGACACCTTCAACCCAAGTTTCCGTGCCGCGTTCTTCGTGACGCCCGACGTCGAGTTTGCCAACGACTACCTGGACAACAGTGGGTCGACGGACCTCGAGGAGGGCGCAAACGTCATGCCCGTCTACGTGCGTGCGGAAAACCCGTTCGACTACGAGAACCCCGAGCACGTTGCGCAAATCATCGAGTACCTCACAAAGACCGGCCTGTTTCGTGGGGTGCAGCCTGGTTTCTTTGAGGGCGGTCGATGGGATTCAATCGAGGACCGCGCCGTCCAGAAGGCCATCAAAGCCTTGGGCTTCGATTCCTTTTACGTCAGCGAAGGTGGCGTCAAAAACCTGGGCGTCTACGACCGCGCCCAGATCAAGTCCGCCACCGGCAACAACGGCCAGTTTGATCCAGCCAACCCCAACATCCTGAACCAGGCTGCCGTCGAGCGCCTGACGTCAGCTGCCGAGCGTGGCGAGCGCATCACCGGCACTCGTGCCGTGATCTCGCCCGAAGAAAAGCAGGCGATCAAAGACTCGGCCGAGAAGGTCGGCATCTCCGAAAAAGAAATCACCCGCGTGGTGCGCGAACACAAGCTCGCCCACCCGCCCGCGCAAGGCTGGGCACCGCTGGTGTTCAACCGCGTCGTGCTTGACGACGGCAAGGTTACCTACGAGTACCAGAAGACCCCGTACGACTTCAGCGCCGACAAGGACGGCAAGCAGCTCGAGCCGGGCTCCCCTGAGTACAAGCGCCGCGTGAATGCGGTGGCTCGTGGTATGACCGACGAAGTGCGCCGTGTGTTTGTGCGCGCCAATGCGGGCGACAAGAACGCGCAGAACATCCTGGCCCAGGCGGGCTGGTACAAGTCGATGCGCTCGCGCCTGCGCCAGGAGTTCGGTGGCCTGGGCGACCTGTTCGCCGACCTGCTGGGCGCCACCAGCCCCAACACGCCGGTGCGCGACAACTGGACCAACGCGGTCGACTCGCTGCGCCGCGCCAGCCGCGGTGACTTCGACGCGCTGTTCCCGCAGTGGGAAGCCTGGTCGGACAACGTCGACAACCTCGAGAACACATTCCGCGCCTGGTTCAACGACCGCGTCGCCGAGGGCCTGACCAAGAAAGCCATCAAGGCCTTGCCCGAATACAAGACCCAGCTCGACGCGCTCAAGGAAGCGCGCAAGCTGCCCGACAACTTGCTGCCGACCAAAGAGAGCGGCAAGAAGTACGGCTTCAATGGCCGCAACGTGGCCCGCGCCATGGTCGACCTGTGGCGCGTGGTCAAGAACGCAGACCCCGACATCGCTCGAGGCGGTACCGCACCCAAGGCCCTGAACTTCAGCGGCAACCTGATCGGTTTCCGCGAGCGCGCCACGATCGACGTGTGGGCAGCCCGCATGCTGCAGCGCCTGGGTGGAGGTCAGCGTATTGCGAGCATGGCCGAGACGGGCGTGTCCGGTGAGATGCGCGAAGACGCCACCACCACGCTGCAATTCGGGCTTGGCCAGGACGTATTCGGTGAGGCTGTAAAGCGCATCCGCGCCGACCAGGAGCTCAAGACCAACAAGACCCTGGCCAACATCAACGACGACGACCTGCAAGCGGTCGTGTGGTTCGTTGAGAAAGAACTGTGGACGGTCAACAACTGGACCAACGCCGCGGGCGAGGGCGGATCGTTCGAGCTCGAGGCCAACCTGAGCGGTTCAGCCGACCAGGCGCGCATCAAAGAACTGCGCCGCATCCTGGACTCGAGCAAGTCCAAGCCCGACGCCAAAGCCCAGGCCCGCGAAGAGCTCGCCGCCCTGGAGCGCACGGTCGACCGCTTTGTCGGTGGCCTGTCCATCCAGATGTCCGCCGACACCCAGGGCCTCGACTTTGTGCCGACCGATGCCGACATGGCACGCCTGGCCGAGCAGGTCCGCACCGCGGTCTACGAAGCTGATGACGGCAACACCGTGCTGGCCTCCAAGACGTTGTCGACCCAGGGCCGCTACGGCGCCCCTGAGCGTGCGCTCGACCTCGAGGTGATCGCGCGTGAGGGGTACAGCCCCAACGCGCTGTGGCTCGAGATGCTGCGCCAGGCGCAAGCCACCAAGCAGGACAGCACGTTCCTGTCGCGCGTGCTGCGCGACAACGAAGACTACGACCCCACGGTGCACCGCCCGGGCGTTGAGATCTATTTCCGCGAAGCCGCCGCCCAGGAGCAGCTCGAGCAGGTGCTCGCCGACCTGGCCAAGGAAGGCGTCGAGTTCCTGACCGTCATCGTCGACGGCCGTCGCATGTCCGCCGGCATGGCGGGCGAGATGCCCCCGGCCGTCGGTGTGCGCCTGCAGTACGTGCCCGAGTTCGAGCAGCGCTACGGCATGGACGATTTCAGCCAACTCGCTGATTTAGCAATTGCTGCTAAAATGGAACAGAAAGCGGCCGAACTTCGGTCGGTGGCCGAGCGCGTAAGCGCCGCGGTCGAGGGTGTCTCGTTCGCCGGCCAGTTCTGGTACGAGACACAAACCGCGTTTAGCACCGAATACCAGGAGAAAATCGATGCCCTCACAATTGGAAGCGCTGAAGAAGGCGCTGCTGGAGTCGGAGGCCCGCAGTGGTCCGGACAATCCGTTCGTCAAGGGGTTGAAAGCGCAGATCGCCAAGCTCGAGAAGCCACCGGCGGAGAACCCAATGCAGACCTACTCGGCGGGGATGCGCTCGGCACCCTTGCCCAAGGAGAAATAAATGACCGACTGGAACAAACCGGAGACGGAGCAGGACGCGCAGCTGACGCAGGATCGTCGCCGCTTCCAGGCGCTCCGGTCATTGCAGGCGCAACAGGGCCAGACCCCCGCCTCGTCGCCGTCGCCGAGCAATACGCCCGCGACAACGGCATCGACCTCAAACGCCAAGCCGACTACGTCCAAGTAGACCCCGAGCGCGCCGCGCGCATCGCGGCTGCCTACGAGGAGATGGCCCACACACCGCAGGACCCCGCGGTCAAAGAGGCCTACGACAACCTGATCCAGCAGACCACCGCGCAGTACCGCGCGCTCGAGGCGGCTGGGTACAAGTTCTGGTTCATCGACCCCACCAACGACCCATACACAAGCCCCTGGGACGCCATGCGCGAGATGCGCGCCTCGCAGACCATGGGCGTGTTCCCAACCGTCGCAGGCTTTGGCAGCAACGACACCAACCCCTTCCCCGGTAACCCGCTCGAGGCCGACACCGGCATCCAGTGGCCCTACGGCTCGCCTGACGGCGAGCTGCGCCCCGTGCTGGCCAACGACCTGTTTCGTGCTGTGCACGACGCCTTCGGCCACGGCCTCGAGGGTGCAGGCTTCCGCGCCCAGGGCGAGGAGAACGCCTGGCAAGCGCACGTCCGTTTGTTCACCGGCAGCGCGGTCGCTGCGATCACCAGCGAGACCCGCGGCCAAAACAGCTGGCTGAACTTCGGCCCCTTCGGCGAGCAGAACCAGACCGCCAAGGTCGAGGACACCGTGTTCGCCGACCAAAAGACCGGGCTGCTGCCCGAGTGGGCCTGGACCGAAGGTCGCGCCGGCGACATGCAAAGCGACGTGCTCGAGCAAGGCCCCCGCGGCACGTTCAGCCCCAGCCAGCTGCTGCTGACCCTGAACGAGAACGCCGACCTGTCGACGTTCCTGCACGAGAGCGGTCACTTCTTCCTCGAGGTGATGGCCGACCTCGCGAGCCAACCCAACGCCCCGCAGCAGATCGTCGATGACATGGCCGCCACGCTCAAGTGGTTTGGCGTGCCGGATCTTGCCACCTGGAACAGCTACACCCTGGACCAGAAGCGCCCGTACCACGAGCGCTGGGCCGAGTCCTTCGAGCAGTACCTGTTTGAGGGCAAGGCTCCAAGCCCCGAGCTGCAGCCGCTGTTCCGTCGCTTCCGCTCCTGGATGGTCAACGTCTACAAATCGCTGACCGAGTTCATGCGTGCGCGCGACCTGAAGGTCAACGACGAAGTGCGCCAGGTGTTCGGTCGCCTAATCGCCACCGACGAGCAGATCGCCCAGGCCGAGGAGGCCGCCGGCCTGCTGCCCGACTTCGACGCCACCAACGAGGCGATCGAGCAGCTGCAGGCGCGCTCACTGCGCGACCTGAAGTGGACCGTGCGCGCCCGCGGCAAAGTGCTCAAGGCGCTGGAGAAGGAAGCCAAGACGCTGCGCAAAGAGGTCGAGGCCGAGGTGCGTGCCGAGGTCGAGCAGCAACCGCTCTACAAGGCCATGAACTGGCTGAAGAAGGGCGAGACCACCGACCCCGTCACCGGCGACGTCGTGAAGGCCGAGAAGGGCTACCGCCTGCTGACCTCCGCGCTCGCCGAGATGTACCCCGAGACCATGCTGGCCCGCCCCGACCTCACCGGCCTGCGTGGCATGACCGGCAAGGAAGGCCTGCACCCTGACATGGTGGCCGACATGTTCGGCTTCGAGTCGGGCGACAAGCTGGTGCGCGCCATCCTCGACGCCGAGCCGATCGGCTCTGTGATCGAAGGCATGACCGACCAGCGCATGCTCGAGCGCCACGGCGAGCTCGCCACGCCCGAGGCTCTGGAAGCCGCGGCGAACGAGGCCGTGCACAACGAGGCCCGCGCACGCAGCCTGGCCACCGAGCTCAAGAGCCAGGCCGAGATGTTGAACCCGCGCCAAGACACTGGCCGCACCGCCAGCAACGGCCGAGCCATCACGGTCAACGCGATCACCGCCGCGGCCAAACAGTTCGCCGCCAACCTGGCCGCACGCCGTCGCCTCAAGGACTTGAAGAACGCCGCCTGGCAGCACCGCAGCGCCGAGGCGCGCGCCGGCAAGGCCTGGCAGGCCGCCACCGCCAAGGGTGACACCCAGGCCGCCGTGCAGGCCAAGCGCGACCAGGTGCTCAACAATGCCGCCGTCAAGGCACTGCAGGACGCCCAGGTCGAAGTGAAGAAGATCCTCGAGTTCTTCAAGCGCGTGACCAAGGGCAACGACGAAAAGGTCGTCGAGCGTGGGCGTGATCCTGACGTCGTCAACGCCATGCGCGCCATCCTGGGCGCCTACGACGTGGCGCCGCGTCTCGAGAAGACCGCGCTCGCCTACATGGAGACCGTGGCCAAGAACGACCCCGTGATGTATGCCGCCCTGCAGCCGAGCGTGCAGGGCGCGATGCTGAACGCCAAGCCCCTGACCGAGATGACCATGGAGGAGCTGCGCGGCTTGAACGACGAGCTGCGCGCCATGTGGTCGCTCGCCAAGTCCAGCCGCCAGATGGAAGTCGACGGCAACATGATGGACATCGAGGCGGCCGCCGACCAGCTGGTCGAGCGCATGGGCGAGATCGGCATCCCCGACACGATCCCGGGCGAGAAGGGCGCGATCACCGACAGCCAAGAGCGCGGCATCAAGCTGCAGTTTGCGAAGGCGATCCTGTCGCGTGTCGAGCAGTGGTCCGAGCGCCTGGACGGCACCTTCGGCGGTCCGTTCCTGCGCCTGGTGTTCCAGCCCGTCAAGGACGCCGCCGACCGCTACCGCACCGACAAGGTGGCTTACCGCAAGAAGTTCACCGAGCTGCTAAAGAACGTCGCCCCGTACCTGCCCGCCGGCCCGGTCGAGGCGCCCGAGCTCAACTACACCTTCGGCAACGCCCGCGACTCGGGCGCTGCTGAATTGCTGCACGCGATCCTGCACACCGGCAACGACAGCAACAAGCGCAAGCTGCTGCTCGGTCGTGGCTGGGCGACGCAAGACGCCGAGGGCAACCTGGACACGACTCAGTGGGACGCGTTCATCCAGCGCATGCAGGCCGAAGGCAAGCTCAACAAGGCGCACTACGACTTTGCCCAGGGCGTGTGGGATCTGCTGGAAGACATGAAGCCCCTGGCGCAGGAAACCCACCGCAAGGTGTTTGGCCGCTACTTCGCCGAGGTCACGGCCAATGAGTTCACCACCCCGTTTGGCACCTACCGCGGCGGCTACGCCCCGGCACAAACCGACAGCCGCCTGGTCAAAGACGCCAAGCTGCGCGAGCTTGCTGAAGGTGAAAACGAATCCATGGCCTACGCGTTCCCGGCGGCACCGAGCGGATTCACCAAGTCGCGCGTCGAGTACAACCAGCCGCTGCTGCTGGACCTGCGCGCGCTCGGCCAGCACATGGACAAGGTGCTGCTGTTCTCGCACATGCAAGGTGCCGTCACCGACGTGCGCCGCCTGCTCACCAACAAGCGCGTCTCCTACGCGCTCGACCGCATCGACCCCGGTGCCTACGAGGGCATGCTGATTCCCTGGTTGAACCGCTCGGCGCGCCAGGTGGTCGAGACCCCGGTCGTGGGCGATCGCAAGCTGTCGCGGTTCCTCTCCGCGGCGCGCTCGCGTGCAGGCATGGCGCTCATGTTCGCCAACCTGTCGAACACCGTGCAGCAGATCACCGGCTTCACCCTGGCCGGCGTCAAGGTCAAGCCCGGCTTGATCATGAGTGCCACCGCCCGGTTCATGGCCGACCCCAAGGCGATGAAGACCACCGTGGCCGAGGCCTCGCCCTACATGCAAGACCGCATGCTGAACGAGGTCGGCGCGATGAACGACGCGATCGAAGAGATCCTGATCGACCCGACGCTGCTCGAACGTGGCCAGGCCTGGACCCAGCGCCACGGCTATTTCATGCAGGCCGCGGTGGACAACACCATGAGCCCGATCATCTGGACGGCGGCCTACAACCAGGCCATCGAGCAGAAGATGGAGCCCAAGGACGCCGTGCGCTTTGCCGACGGGGTAATCCGCCAGACCCAGGGCACCACGCTGCCCGAGGACATCAGCCGCTTCGAGTCGGGCCCAGGCTATGCGCGGCTGTTCACCCAGTTCGTGAGCTACTTCAACATGATGGCCAACACCAACGCGACCGCGGTCAAACAGATCGCCGACGAGGTGGGCCTGAAGAAGGGCGCCGGCAAGGTGCTGTACGTGGCCATCGCGGGCCTGCTGGCCCCGATCTGGGTGGCTGAAGCGATCGCCCAGGCGTTCCGCGGCGGCCCCGAGGACGAGGAGGGCGACGGCTGGTTGGACGACTGGCTCATGGCCGTGTTTGGGCTGGGCACGCTGCGCGGGTTGACGGCGCAGATCCCGATCGTGGGCCAGGCGGCCCAGCTCGTGATCAACCGCTTCAACGACAACCCGGCCGATGACAAGTTCTCGCTGTCGCCTGCGGTGTCGTTGATTGAGTCGACGGTGAGTGCACCCTCGAGCGTCTACAAGGCGATCGTCGAGGACGGCAACAAGCAACGGGCCGTGCGCGACGTGGCAGCTGCCGCAACGATGATCACCGGCTTGCCGATCTACGGCGTCGCCCGACCGATCGGCTACCTGGCTGGCATGGCCGGCGGCAGCATCGAGCCCACCGGCCCCGCGGACCTGGCTCGAGGCCTGGTGACCGGCACCGCCAGCCCCGAGAGCAAGCAGCGCTGATGTGTCCGTGAGCGGGGGCCCTGCACCTACCATCCCCGGTAATCGCAGGAGCCCCGCGCAATGACCATTCCAAACACCGCCCGCAAGGCCGGGCCGCTTCTCGGCACCGGCTCGCAAACCGCCTGGCCGTTCACGTTCAAAGTGTTCGCCGCCGGTGACGTGCAAGTCACCATCGCCAACAGCTCGGGCGTTGAGACGCTGCTGGTGCTCGGCACCGACTACACGGTGACCTTGAACGCCAACCAGGAAACCAGCCCCGGCGGCACGGTGACGTACCCGATCAGCGGAAGCCCTTTGCCAGTGGGCAGCGTGCTTGCGATCGTGGGCGACCTCGATTACGACCAGGGCCTGGACATCCCCAGCGGTGGCAACTTCAGCCCGCTCGCGCTCGAGAACCAGCTGGACCGCACCACGATGCAGATCCAGCAGCTCAAAGAGGAAATCGACCGCGCTGCAAAGCTGCCGACCACCAGCTCCGAGTCGGCCGAGGCATTGGTCGACGACCTGCAGCGCATCGCCGACAGCGCCGACAACCTGGACACCGTCGCTGAGAACATCACCTCCGTGAACGTGGTGGCCGCCGATCTGAGCGAGGCAGTGTCTGAGATCAACACCGTCGCTGGTGCGATCGCCAACGTGAACACCGTCGGCAACAACATCGCCAACGTGAACACGGTGGCTGGGATCTCCGCGAACGTGACTAGCGTTGCAGGCAACGCCACCAACATCAACGCGGTGGCAGGTAAGTCCTCAAACATCACTGCTGTCGCAGGCAACGCCACCAACATCAACGCGGTGGCTGCCAACGGCGCAGACATCGACACCGTGTCGGCGAACATCGCCTCCGTGAACAGCGCGGCCAGCAACATGGCGGCCATTATCGCTGCGCCCAGCCAGGCTGCTGCTGCTGCTGCCTCTGCCGCAGCTGCCGCCGCATCTGTGGCCTCTGGCATGTACTCGGCGGTGATCGACAAGAGCGCCAACTACACCGTGGCGGCTGGCGACGCTGGCGATCTGATCCGCGTTACCACGACCGGTGGCGCAGTGACGATCACGCTGCCCTTGATTAGCACGCAGGTGGACGGCTTCAAGGTCGCCATTGTGAAGTGGACCGGCGACACCAACCAGGTCACCATCGCGCGCTCTGGCAGCGACACGATCAACGGCACGACCAGAGCCACGATCGGCTCTCAGTACACCAGCACCACGTTTGTCGCTGACTTTGAGACGAGTCAATGGCTGGCCGTGACCAGCGGTTTGGGCTCGACCAACGTCGTGGTGGATCGCTTCACCGGCAACGGATCGACCACAGCGTTCACGTTGTCCGGCAGCCCTGGTTCGGTGAACAACACCTACGTGTTTGTGGGCGGTGTGTACCAGCAGAAAAACATTTACTCGCTGGCCGGCACGACGTTGACGTTCAGCGCTGCGCCTCCATCGGGCACAGACAACATCGAGGTGGTGTGGACGCAGCCTATGGCCGTTGGTGTGCCGAGCGATGGGACGGTGACGCCTGCGAAGCTATCGACGGGCGGTCCGTTCTGGGATGCCAGCGGTAACGTGGGTATTGGGACGAGTTCGCCAACTTTCGACCTAGATATACAAAAGACTGGTGACGTAACCCTACGAGTTAAATCTCTAGGAACAGGCACAGATGATGATGCGAGCCTTATTCTTGATGCTTATGGAACGGGGGGCGAACCGGGCGTTTACCTTCGCCAAGATGATACCAACGTAGCCTTTATTGAGTATATTAGTGGCGACTTTCGTGTTTCAAATGAAACCGCTGGTAATGTAGTTTTCAGAACTAACGGAACAGAACGCGCTCTCATTGACTCCAGCGGCAACGTGGGTATTGGTAATAGCGCACCCACTCAAAAGCTGGATGTTACAGGCAGCGTGCAAGTATCCGCGCAGTTTGTTGCTCCCGCTGGGACGCTTACAGACCCAGCATTTTCTTTTACAGGCGACTCCAATACCGGTATCTATAACCAAGCCTCCGGAGCCATTGGATTTGTTTGTAACGGCAACGAGGAGTTCCGTGTCGATACAACGGGTCAACTATGGAACACCGTTGCCTCCCAAGTCGGCACGGACTATGCCACGCTCTACAAAGGCTACTTGTGCCGTGCTTGGGTTAACTTCAACGGCACTGGCACTGTGGCAATTCGTGCCAGCGGCAACGTGAGTTCGATTACGGACAACGGCACTGGGGATTACACAGTCAACTTTACTACGGCGATGCCTGATGTGAATTATTCATTTGTGGGCGGAGGTCAAATTGATACTTCGGCTGCTGATGCCAATCGCACAACACTTTCGGCTCGGCGCGGTTCTGGAGACATTGCGGTTGGCTCTTTGCGAGTTGTCACTGGTGGTGCAGGCGCTTCATCGTCTTCTGATGTTCTTGTCGCAACAGTCGCCGTATTCCGCTAATCATTAGGAGCAACCATGAACAAACGCATCATCTACCCGACTGACGATGGCGGCGTGGCCGTCATCATTCTTGCGCCAGAGGCTCGCCGCCAAGTGAAGGTGTCTGAAACTGTTACCCGCGACGAAACCGACGACGAGTTCATCGCATGGATCGCAGCCAAAGATGTGCCTGCTGGCAAGCCCTTCAAAATTGTGGATGTCTCTGACATCCCCGAAGATCGCACGTTCCGCGCAGCCTGGGAGTACACAGCATGATCGCCATCAACGTCGACAAAGCCAAGGGCATCGCCCACGAAGCGCGCCGTGCTGCGCGTGCTGAAGAGTTCAAACCCTTCGACGAGATCATTGCCAAGCAGATCCCAGGTGCATCCGCGCAGGAAGCCGAGGCTCAACGCCAGGCGATCCGTGACAAGTACACGGCGATGCAGGCTGCGATTGACGCCGCCGTTGACGCGGACGCAATCAAGGCCGCGATGCCCCAGTAAAGCGCGCAAAGCGCTCACCCCAAGGCCCGCCTCGTGCGGGCTTTTCTTTGCCTGCTGTGTCCGTGTCCCAAGCGCTGCCCACTACCATGCGGCAACGCTCAACCACTCACAGCCCCGACCATGATGACGCCTGAAGAACGCACCCAATTCATCGCCGATGTGGCGGCCGCCATCAAGGCGTCAGAGCCCGCCCCGATCTTGACCGACGAAGAGCAGCAGTGGGTGCGCCTTGCGATCCAGAAGGAAGCGCAGTCAATCAAGCTGCGCCAGGCCGTGATCGAGAAGACTCTTGCAGGCCTGGTCTGGTCCGCCGTCATCGGGCTGGGCTACGTGTTCCTCGACTTCTTCAAGAACCACGGGTTCAAGTAAACCATGTTGGTCGAACTCGCCGCCGCCAATGCCGCGTTCGCGGTAATCAAGGAGGCGGTGCAGAACTCCGGCGACCTGATGAACGCAGGCAAGGCGCTCTCGCAGCTTTTTGACAGCGAGGCCGCCCTGCGCAAGCGACTGCTGGAGAAGTCCGGCAACACGGTCAACACCGACGCCGAAGAGTTCTTTGCGCTTGAGCAGATCAAGAACCAGAAGGCGGAGCTCGAGCGCGCCATGACTTACCACGGTCGGGCCGGGCTGATCGACGACTGGCGCATGTTCCAGGCCAAAGCCGCAAAGCAGCGGAAAGAAGCGCAGGAAGAAGAGATCCGCCGAAAGCTGCGCAGGAAAGAAAAGATCATCGAGGCCCTGTGGTGGGGTGTGTTGGCCGTGGTTTTGGCTGCTGTCATTTACTTTGCTGCGGCCGTGTACGGCTTGCTTACTGAAAGGAATTCCTGATGCTCTCACTACTGTCTACCCTTGGCGGCCTGTTGATCTCGGGCCTGCCCAAGCTCCTGGAGTTCTTCCAGGACAAGGCCGACAAAAAGCACGAGCTTGCCCTGGCCGCTGTTCAGACCGAGCGCGAGCTGGCGCTGGCCGCGCAGGGCTTCGCCGCCCAGGTCAAGGTCGAGGAGATCCGCACCGACCAGATCGCCATGCAGACCGAAGCGCAGATGACCGTGGCCGCCTACGACCACGACAAGTCGGTGCTCGAGAAGGCGTCCACCTGGGTGTCGAGCTACGTCGGCACCGTGCGCCCGACCGTGACCTACATCTTTGTGGGCGAGCTGGTGGCCATCAACGCCGCGCTCACCGCCTACCTGTTCATGCACCCAGGCCTAGTGCAGAACGTCGACGACCTGATCAAGTACGCCGACATCATTTTCAGCTCTGACGAGATGGCGATGCTCGGTGGCATCATCGGGTTCTGGTTCGGCTCGCGCAACTGGGCCAAAAAATGAAGTTGAGCAAAGCGGGCAGCGACCTGATGCACCGTTACGAGGGCTTCAGGAACCGCCCCTATTTGTGCCCGGCGCACATCTGGACGATCGGCTACGGCCATGTGCTGTACCAGGAGCAGATCCGCCTGCCGATGGCGCGCACCGACGAGAAGCCTGCGGCGATGATCCGCAAAGAGTACCCACTGAAACCGGAGGACAACCGTGTCTGGAGCAAGGAAGAGATCAACGAACTATTCGCGCAGGACGTCGCAAGTTTTGAACGTGGTGTTCTTCGACTTGTTCCCGGTGTGGTTGGCCGTCAAGGCAGCTTTGACGCTCTGGTCAGTATTTCCTTCAACTTTGGGCTAGGCAACCTGCAGCGCTCCACGATCCGCATGAAAGCCAATCGCGGCGACTGGGAAGGCGCAGCCGATGCGTTCATGGTCTGGACCAAAGGGGGAGGGCGTGAGCTGCCAGGCCTAATGCGCCGGCGCAAGGACGAGCGCGCGCTGTTTCTGTCGGGCGTGTCCGTCTCCGACGAGGCCGCCTGACAATACGGGCAGCCCACCATCGAAAGGGAGTAGATGACCACCCGTGTACCCGGTTCAATGACCGACTTCTCCGCTGGCGTTCCCAGCAACGCTCACACGCCCCCGGCGGCTGTGACCTTCAGTGCCACGGCCATGGCCGTCAACTGCGCGCTGTCCAACGTGTTCACCAGCACGCACACCGCCAACGTCACGACTGCGCCCACCTTCAGCAACCTGAAGGACGGGCAGACCCTCAACTGGTTCATCACCCAGGACGCCACGGGCTCGCGCACCATGACCTGGCCGACCTCGTTCAAGTGGCCCGGCGGCACCGCGGGCGTGCTCTCCACGGCGGCCAACTCGGTCGACCTGCTGGTGGCCACGTATCGGGCCGCCACGGGCTTTTGGTACGCCACCCTGGTGAAGGACCTCAAGTGACCTTCGCCGCGCGCCCGCACCAGCCCGCGGCCGGCGGCGGCCCGGTGTCGCTCGGCACCATCCGCATCGAGGACTACACGTTCCCCGACAGCGCGGGTGCGACCTTCAACACCGACGGCACGATCTCGATCAACCAGTACCTGATCTCTGGGCCTTCAAGCTGGTTCACGCCCACCACGGCAGGTATCGGCTCAAGCTACCAGATCCGGTTCACCCTGCTGACTGGCAACGCGTGGGACGCGGGCCTGACCAGCGGCACGCTATACGCACTAAGCAGCGCCCGCACACTGACCTGGTCGTCTTCGACCGTCGACAAGGAAGCGACCGTCGGCGTCGAGATCCTGACCCTGGCCGGAGTGGTGGCAATCACGGCCACGCTGTCGATCGGCCTGTACCAAGAGCCCTAAGCCCTGACCACCCGGCGCTGCAGGTCGGTGTCATTGGCCGCCTGCGGCTGGGCCTGCTCGGCGATCGCCAGGCGCACGGTGAGGCGCTGCACCTCGGCCTCGAGCGCTTGCACGCGCTGGCGCTGCAGCCCGATCGCCATGACCTGGCCGGCGTTGAACGCCTGACCATTCGGCGCGCAGAGCTCACCCTTGAAAAACGACCACCCGGCCCACTGGCCCTCGGTGCCGGGCAGGTGGCCCAAGAGCATGCGGATCACCTGCAGCTGGTGCCCGGGGATGTGCACCCGGCCCGCGAGCCAACGGCGCACCGTGGTGCGGTGCACGTTCAACTGCCGGCAGACCCCGAGCTCACCGTATTTCTCAAGCAGTGCGCCCAAGTCCCTGAGCGGGATGCGATTGCACTCAAGGATGGGCTGTGGCTTGCGCTCCGGCACCGGCATGGCCAGGACCTGGGCGGCGGGGCCGGCGTCGCGCCAGCCCGGGTCGTAAAAAGACCCCGGCGGCTTAGGCTCGACGGGGGCTTTCTTGGGCGTCCAGGGGCGGGAATACTTAGGCATTTGCTATCGTATCCTTTAGCAGCTGCTGCAGTCAAAACCCCCGGTCAAGGACGCATAATGTATAGACCGAGGCGGGGGTAACCCTCGGTTTATCAATTTGCTAACCAGAATTTACTGCACCCAATCAAACACTTCCGAGCCTAACTTCACGTTTTTGATGATACGTGTAAGGTTCATTATGTTTGCGTGCAGGATGCACCAGGGCGCGTAAAACATCGGCGAGTTCCTTTAGCAGATCCATGACAGAAAGGCCTCCTGAATCCGCTGCTCCTGAAGCGGCGCATATTCGGTGTTGATCTCGCAGCCGATGTACCGACGCCCGTGCGACGTAGCTACCACTGCAGTGGTGCCGCTGCCCATGAATGGATCAAGCACGATGTCGTCGGGTTGAGTTCCCGCAAGAACGCAGGGTTCGATCAACGCAGGGGGGAACACCGCAAAGTGAGCACCGGTGTAAGGGCGGGTCGCGACTGTCCAGACACTGCGGCGGTTGCGGGTTTCGTTGTACGCCACGTCTTCGCGCTCGGGCCGGTGCGTGCCGTAGCCCTGACCTGGAATGGTCTGCTCCCGCTTGCTGCCGGTTCGCTTAAACGAGGCCGCTGCGCCGGTTGCGCCACCAACGGCGGGCTCCTGCATCGCCGCGCTGTCAAAGAAGTAACGCGCTGATTTCGACAGCAGGAACACATACTCATGTGCTTTCGTGCAGCGGTCGCGCACGCTCTCTGGCATTGAATTTGGCTTGTGCCAGATGATGTCTTGGCGAAGCGTCCAGCCGTCGCTTTGCAAGGCCAGGGCAACGCGCCAAGGTACGCCGAGAAGCTGCTTATCGCCGCCGTAACTGTCGCCAAGGTTTAACCACAGCGTGCCGTTGTCGGATAGAACCCGGCGAACCTCACGAAAGATGGCGACCAGTCGATTGACGTATTCGTCAGGCGTCTTTTCCAAACCGAGCTGTCCTGGGTGACCGTAGTCGCGCAGCCCGAAGTACGGAGGGCTGGTAATGCAGGTTTGAGCTATGCCGTCTGGCAAGTTGCGCAGCGACTCAACGCAGTCACCAAAAAGGATCTCGTTCATTTCTTTTCTTTCAACAGGCGAGCCAGGCGGCCACTGAGATCGCGCGGCTGAATTCTTTTCCCCAGCGTCGTGATCTTGGGCGCGCTGAACCTGTCCTTGGAGTAACGCGCAAGGCGGCTGTCGGCACCTGGTGCCGGTCTGGTAGGGGGCGTCTTCATCGTCAATCCTTTCGTTTTTGCTATCGAAACCTTTAGCAGATGCTCAACTCAAAACACCCCTCATTGTACGCATAATGTATATTGTGACCTTACAAATTTGTAAAGCCACCAAAGCGCTAGGGGGACATCGCGCTCTGCGTCGTTCTAGCAGGTGCTAGAACCGTGTGCAGGATGCACAAGCCCGTTCAGAATTTCAAGCCACTGACCGTCAGCACCGAGCACGAGGGCAGGGTGCTCGGGGTGCGTGACGATCACCTGGTTGTCATCGCGCAGCGCCATGCGCGTGCGCTCGTCGTAGCCGGCGGGCAGCTCGGCGATGAATTTAGCGTCCACGGCGTGCCTCCTTTTGCCACTGCTCGCGGTGCTCGGCATCGCACCAGCGGCGCTGATCGTCCAAGATCTCGTCGCAGTACAGGCAGCGCCCCGTAGGCGCAGGGCCTTCGGGTTTCTTCATGCGCATGGAGTTCTGGGTGGCGAGGTAGTCGCGCTCCTGGGCCAGGTCAATCTCATCCATTGCTTTGGCCCTCCTCGTGGATCAGAGCGGCCGCTGCGTAGACGATCGCGCCCAGCACCTCCATACGGAAGGCCTCGCCCGTACGCGTGCTGGCGGCCTCCTCGAGCTTCTTGGCGGCCTGCCCGGTCAGGAACCCGCGGCCGTGCATCTTGGCGTAGTGGAAGATCGGCTGGTCCAGGAACGGCACCGTCGCGCCGCCGTGGCGCTCGCCCTTGCCAAACATGGCCTGCTCGATTGCAGCCATCAGGTGCTCGTAGAGCGGGTGCTCAGTCGGGTCGTCGTTGCGTGTGCTGGGCTTTGGCGCCTCACCAACCCAGTGCACTTTGCCAGGGCGCAGGTCCATCTCGTCAGCGATCGGCGCGCGGTTCTCTTTGCACCACATCTCGTGCATGCCGTCACGCCGGCCGCAGCTTCCGCAAAAGTCTTTCATCTCTGTCCTTTCATGTAATCCATCAGCGCGTCCTGCACGCTGCGTTTGGTTTTGCGCCTGGTCATCTCGAGCTCGTCGATCGTGCCCTTGGCCACCAGGTAGTGCAGGAACACGGGGCGGTCCTTGCCTGCCTGGAATTGTCGCATCGGTCCCACGCGTTCAAGGATCTGGTCGTGGTACTCGAGGTTGGGGTCCTGGGCAAATAACACCACGGTGTTGCAGTGCTCCTGCAAACCGTCGACGCCGTGACCCATGCTGGCAGGGTGGCCCAACCAGACCTTGCCCTGGCCTGCCTGGGCGGCGGCGAGGTCGCGCTCGTTGGATAGGTTCAGGGCGTCAGGAAAGCGCTCACGCAGGCGCGTGAACTCGTGGGTGTAGTGGTAGCTCACCAGCAGCGGATCGTCGCCTGTGGCCTCTACAAGCTCCTGCAGCGCGTCCAGCTTCTCGTCGTGCACCTTGACCCAGGTGACGCCGTCCTCGAGGAACACGGCACCGGCGGCCATCTGCAGGCACTTGCCGTACTTGGCACCCGCGCTGAAGGCCTCGACCTCCTGGGTCTCAATCATGGTGAAGAGCTCGCGCTCCATCTCGCGGTATTTGGCTTTGGCGGTCGGGGGCAGCACGACCTCGATCACGTTGGTGATCGGGTCCTTCAAGTCGAACCAGTCCTTGGGGTCCAGCGTCAGACAGATGTCGGCCAGGCGTGCGTGGATCTCGTCTTGCGCGTGATCAAACGCAAAACGCTCCGTGTAAGTGCGGTTTGTTTTTTCGTCCTTGCGGTTGCGGAAACCAAACCAGCGGTTCTGGAACGCGCCGAACGTCCGGCCCAGGCGCACGCCCGCATCAAGAAACCAGGTTTGGCCCCAAAGATCTTCAAGCCCGTTACTGGCAGGCGTGCCGGTAAGGTTGACCCAGCGGCGCACGTCCTTGTGCGCAAACGAGGCCAAGGCCTGGGCGCGCACGCCACCGGAGCCCGAAGACTTTTTTGGCGTCCCGTCTTTCTTGTAGCCTCCGTGCCTGAAACCCTTGAGCTTCGTGCTTTCGTCGGCCACCACGGTACGGAAGGGCCAGGCTCGGCCCGTCTTCTGGAAGTGATCGCGCAGCCAAACCAGGTTGTCGTAGTTGGTGGTGAACACCTGGGCGTCGCGGCGCAGGGCAGCGGTGCGCTCCTTCACGTCACCGACCACGGGCACGACCTCCATGTCCGACAGGTGCTGCCACTTGCTGGCCTCATTGGCCCAGGTGTCACGGGCCACACGCAGCGGGGCCAGCACCAGGGTCGGTGCGTCTTCGCCCACCACGTTGTGCAGGTGGTCCAAGAACGTCATCGTGATCGAGGTCTTGCCCATCCCAGGCTTGGCCCACAGGGCGCAGCGCTCGACGTTGGCCATGTGCTGCATGGCCAGGGGCGCAAAGGCGCGGGGCGTGTAGACTCTACGCATCGTCACCCCGCAGAGGGTGCGGGCAGTTCGGCGGTGGCACCACCGCGCACCACACCGCCGGGTACTGGCCGCGCACCGGCTCGAGGTAGCGGTCGATGTAGACGTCGGGCATGTTCTCGAGCGCCTGGCGCACGCTTTCCTGCTTGATGTTCAGCACAGCGCCGATCTGGACGGCGGTCAAACCGTCGTCGTACTGGCGCAGCAGGGCGCGGATCTCGGGGTGCTTGGACCGGCTCACGGACGGGCCCCCAGTCCTGCGAACGGGTTGCCCGTATACGAGCGCCAGGTCTTGCCTAGCTTGATCGAGCTCACGGTGGCCTGGCTGATGCCAAAGCGCGCGGCGATCTCGTACTGGTTGCCCTCGGCCTCGCGCACCTGCTGGGCGAGCTCGAGCGTTAGCTTGGCTCGCTGGCGAGCGTTGTCGGCCAGCTTCTTGCAGCGGAGCATGTCGCGCTGGTGACCTTGTTCGCGGGTGGTGCGTTGCTGCACGACCTTGCGCTTGGCCCAGGCGACGTGGTCAGGGTGCACGCACATCGGGTTGCCGCAGGTGTAGGTCGCCAGCAGTTTGCCGCTGGGGGCAGGGCCCTGCTCGAGCAGGATCAGTCTGCGCACGGCCTGGGTATTGCCCTGCCAACGCATCACGGGCGTGGCCCCGCAGGTCTGCAGCGCGCCGGTCCAGTTCCAGCACTCGCCGTCTTCGATGACGTGCGTGGTGATTCGTTCGATCAGTGTCATGCCAGTGACCCATCCTTTTGCGCGTTGATGTAGCAAATCAGGTGGTACACCGGATCGTTCGGCAGCGAGCCAACCTTGCGGAAGTGTTGGCCGACGGTGAATGGCTGCATGCAGCGAAAGCAGACGTAGCGTTTGGTGTCGGGGTTCATGACAGCAGCTCCTCCACCTGGTAGAGGGTGCCGACGACCACGACGTGCTGGCCCATGGCCCGCATGCGCTTGTGCTCGCGGTCCTGTGCACGCTCGCGCGCGTCGGCCGGGAAGGTGACGACGGTCTTCGGGTTCTTGAGCTCTACCCACACAGTGCGCCCCTGGTCCGGGTTGTCGTCGCGGGGGTCGCGTGTCGGCGGCAGCATCACCACACGATCGGGCGCTGAGTTGCGGCCGATCCACTGGACCTTGCGCACCTCACCGCCCATGGCCTGCACGCGCTTGACCAGGTAGTCCTCGATGTCACGTTCAAGCATGGCTTACTCCCGCGACAACAGCGCTGACCAGCAGCACGGCGATGACGATCAGCATCCACTTGGCAAGGTGGCGTAGGTACTCGCGCCAGGGCGAGTAGGGCAGGGCAGCGGGGGCGTGGTCCTTGCGACCGATGCGGGCGTTCATGCGCGACGCTCCACAGGTTTGGCCAGCAGCCACTTGTCGCCGAGGTAGCGGATGCTGCGCACCCACTGGCGTTGATTGTGGCGGTTCGTGTGCGCTGGCACATGTTCCGCGTTGAAGAGTTGGCGCACATGGCGCAAGGCGGTGACGTTCATCGTGAGTCCTTTCACTTGGGTTGGCGATTCGTGAATTGTAGCATGTGCTAAACGATGTCAAATTCGTCGGGGCTTGCGACGTTTTTGCAAACGTGGGGGTGCATCGCGTGATCGTCGTACAGGCGCCAGCGCACGCCGGTGTGAATCCAGCTCACCGCACGGCTGCCACAGTATTTGCAATAGGGCCTGGAGCTCCGTGGCGAGCCGCCAAATTCGCACTCGAGCTCGTCGTCGGGCCAATCCCCATAGTCGTACATGTCTGCCATCTCGCCCATGATCAATCCTTTCTGTAGCGGGTTGTCTCGAAGCCCGCAGCAGCGAGCGGTATTCCTTTGGCCCAGGGCGGGGCGATGCTCATCATCTGCCCGAGCTCGTCGGCGTTGAACTCGTCGCGGTCGGGCGTCTCGGTCAGCAGTTCGTCGTGCACCGACAGCACGATCTCGTAGCCCTTGGCTTCGATCGCGGGCATGTTGTAGGCCAGGATGTCCCGGGCGAAGGCCTGGGTGGCGTTCTCAATCAGCTTGCCGCCGTAGGTTTTGATGCGGCCCCATTGGCGCGTGTACTGGTTGACGCCGAAGTAGGTGATCTGGCCATCGTCGTCGACGCTGGGGTTGATGTAGCAAAGGTAACGGCCCGAGGGCAGGCGCAGGCGCAACCAGGCACCGTCGCGGCGGGCCTTCAGGTGCTGGCCGATCGGGAACGATTCGCCCGGGTTCTTGATGGCCAGGCGCACGGCCTCGCCGGCAGCTGCCCACAGTGCCGAGGTCGCGGCGTGCGCATCGCGCCAGGCGCGCTTGAGCACCTCGCAGGCGACGTAGATCTCCATGGTCAGGCCGAGGGTGCGTTTCTTTTTCTGCGCCCAGTTCCACATGCCCTGGGCGTTCTCGAGCGCTTCACGGCTGGCCGTGGCCCACACGGCTTTGGCCAGGTCGTCGAGGTCCATGTTGTAGACCACGGCGAAGGTCAAGAACGCAGCGACGCCGCCCTCGTACCCGAGGCCCAGCTCCATGACTTTGCCGATCTGGCGCTTCTGGCCGGTGGCTTCCTTGGGGTCGATGTTGAACGAACGACCGTAGGCCACCTTGTACAAGTCCTCGCCCACGCCCGCGTCGAAGTCGGCGAAGGCCTTGAGCTTCCAGCGCTCGCCGGCCAGGAACGCGAGGCCTCGGCCTTCAATGTTGGACAAGTCGGCGATGGTCAGCTTCTTGCCTGGTGGGGCCACGATGCAGCCACGGATCGCGTTGGCGGTCAGGCCGATCACGTTGTCGAACACCACGTCGGCGTAGCCACCCTTGAGCGCGTCGACGCCCTGGTCCAGGTACTCGGGCAGCATGTCCTCGGCCAGCTTGCGCGAGACCTGGAAGTGATCGGCCACCAGGCCGATGTCAGGGCGTGGCATGTTTTGGGGTTGGAAGATCCGCCCGGCCCAGCGTGCCGTGCGCTGTGCGCCAGCGAACTGCAGCGTGTTGCGCAGGCGGCCGTCGTCGCTGGTCGCCTTGACCAGGGCTTTGTACTTGGCGGTCGATGTCTTGGTCGACTCAAGGCGGATCGACAGCAGCAGCTTCACGCCCTCGGGCAGGTCGGGGTCTTCGATGCGACGGCGCAGCGTGTCGGCCTTGAGGTCTGGCAGGTCGACGCCGTACTCGGCGCAGATAAAGGCGAGCAGCTGGTCGCGCTTGCTGGCGCTGTGCACCAGGCCGTCGGTGGCTTCGTGAATCTCTGCCTTCAGTCGCTTTTGTTCGGTTGCCACAGCTTCGATAGCTGCTCCCGCGAGATCAGTATCGACCGCCACTCCGCGGTCGTTGATCCGCTGGTCCAGGTGCCAGAGGGCCAGCTCAGGATGACCGGGTCGGTAGTTCCAGGAGGGCAGGCGGCGGTCGATGGCGCGCATGGCGACGATGTCTTGCCTGCTGTACTCAAGGAACTCGGCCCACTGGTCGGGGTGTGTTTCACGCGTGGCCCTTCTCAAAATGCTGTTCTTGGGGCGCGGCTTGCAAAAGAGCTGAATCAACTCGCGCCCGCGCTTGTCCTTGGCCTGGTCGGCCTCAAGACCAACGATCTGCCCGATCTTATCCAGACCGCCTGGCAGGCCGTGGCTCATGGCTTTGATCATCGTGTCTTGCCAACGCTCCACAGGCACGTCGAGCTTCCATACGTGGCGCAGCAGCGTGCGGTCGAACATGCTGTTGTGCGCCACGACCGTGACGTCGGGGTCGGTCAGGTAGTTGAACAGGTCCAGCTCGTACAACGAGTCAAAGCCGTCGGGCGTCGTGCAATCCGCGACCTGCGGCTCGCCATCGTCGATCGCCCATTGAGCGACGGTGATGCA